TCTTCAAAATCACATACATAGAATCAACTGCTCGCGGCAGTCGCAGTATCTCTTCTTGTGGCAATTCTAGGCTTGCACCGTAATTGCTGAGACTCATTTGCAAATGCGTCAACTCAAACCGACTACCTTTCCAGCCCAAGTACCACGCCCACTCGCAGTAATACACCCAAGATTTTTCGTTGAACGCACGCACATGAGTCGGGTCTTGCCACGCGCCATGACTCAAGTCATAGGGCACATGAATGTGCATCTCGCCGCCTTCACGCAACAAATCCCGACAGTTGGTCATGGCCGTCACCAAGTCCGGTATGTGCTCCAACACATCATTGGCGATGATCCTGTCAAAGCAAAAAGGCTTAATAGTCACCAGCCCAACTGGTGACTGTATGACTTCACCTAGTGACAATTTGCAAATATCCACCACCCAATCAGCGCCAACATCTGCACGAATGTCAGCATTCACGCAGTCAGGCTTGTAGTCCTTGCCCGAACCCAGATTAAGAGTTAAACCATTGCTTGGCATAGTCTGGCCTGTTCTTTAAAAGCCATGGAATGGCAGCCTTGGTCAGTGCGTCACCGTTCATGCCCACAGTCTGGCTGCCAATGTGGTGGACATATGACCGACTCAGGTAATGGTGAAAGCCTGCTTTTCTCAAATCCTCGCAGTGCACATCATCGGAATACCAATTCAGCGGTGGAAACTTGGCCGCGCTCCACGCATCAGCGCCAATCCATGCAAAGATAGGGGATGGGCATTCCAGCGGCACAATTGCGTCTTCATAGGGGTACTTAAAGTAGTGCAACTGCTGCCCAAAGGGATTGCTTCGCACATTTTGCACAGGTCTGGCCGCATCACAACGCGCTGAAACCCAGCCCACAGGCTCGCCGGTTTCCTCTCTCAACTGCGCCACATCCTCCATCAGCAGACGGTAGCTCGTTGGGGTCAGCACGATGTCATCATTGGCGCAGATCACCGACTCAAACCCATCGGCAAACGCCCTGTCCATGATGTCGTTGTAATCCTCACCGAAATTGTGCGGCGCACCAAAGACCTTCAGGTCAGCGTCAAAGCCGCCAATAATGGACTCTGGACCGCGCAAATAGACAGGCACTTCTGGACAATACTCGGCAATGCTTGTGAGCATCACCCGCAAACCTTTGCCAGTGACTGTGCTGATGCATATGGGGGAGATCACTTCTTGGGCTTCTTCTTGGCGGTCTTGGCCGCCAGCTTGAAGTCAGCAGCAGATGGTGCTGCCTTTGATCCCACCTTGTTCATCTTCTCGCCAGAGCCAGCGGCGATGCGTTTTTGCTTGGCGTGGATGTTGGCGTACAGGCCTGGCTTACTCTTCATCTTTAACCCCAATCTTGATCGTCAGCAATGACTCTGGCTCTTCCTCTTCCTCTTCCTCTTCTTCATCCACCACCCAAGCCGAACAAGTTCTGCTGGCCGCGCACTTGAAGTCAAATATCTCGCAATACCCCAAGTCACCAGCCTCAATCGTGCCCCAAGGATCGCCCTCATCGCCAATGCCCTTGGCAATGCAATCGAGCATTCCATCATCTTGGTTGAAAGCCGCGCAGTTACCGCAACGGCTCATCTTCGCGTCTTGAGCGTCAACGCCCCACTCTTTGGCCATCTGCATCCAATACTGCTTGTTGGGCAGATTCGGATTCTCAGGACCGTAGTTCGCAGACTCAATCGCCTTGCCGCGATTCTTCAAGTTCAGCGTGATGTCTTGCGTGGCCATGGGACAACTCTTGACATCCTCATAGCCCTCGTCTTGGTCCATGGCCTGATCCATGGTGCGCTTCAAGGTAGCCATTAACGCATCCCCTTGGTCTTCATGTTCTTCGCTGTACGCGCACCGCGCATGGGCATCTTGGCAGAACTCAAAGCAATAGCCACCGCTTGGCGTGGATTCTTGACGACTTTGCCGCCTTTGCCAGAGTGCAATGTGCCAGACTTGTACTCCTTCATTACAGAACCGACTTTCTTTTGTGCCTTGGTCATCTTCATCTGAATGCTCCTTGAATAAATGAATTATGCAACCCTTGATAGGTTTCTTTTCAGCGGTTGACTCCACTTCGTGCTGGCCTTTGACCCCATCATGCCAATCACAGCATCAGACGCAAAGGTCAAACAAAAAGCATCAGCCTTGTCAGGCGAGGCCAAGCCACGCTTTCTGATCTCATCCTTACCCTCAATCTGAATCTTGCCGTTAGAGGTAAACGAATACCTCACTGTCGCCAACTCAGCAATCAGCAGCTCATCCTTTGGCAGCCGACAGTCCCGCGCCTCCAGCCACGACTTGGCCTTGTACCAAAGCTCGGCCTTCAGGTTGCGGTAAGTCGTGCCCATGGCAGGGGACTCGCTCACATTGATACCGCGAGCCGGTAGATTCAACTCTCTAAGACGGTCAACCACGCCAGCGCCAAGTCCAATGCTGTCCACCAGTATCTCTGTCGGCCTCTCGCTTGGCGGCAATATCTCAAACTCGGCCACCACCGCACCCGTCAACTGCATCAAATCCAGATTCTTCCAAGTCTTAATAGGCTCAGTCACCGCGTTACCGCGCCTTTTGCACAATGCGGAACGGTCCGAACCAAACCGTGCCACATCCAAACCCCACACCAAACTGGCATAGGGACTCGCCTCAACATCCCGATTCATCGCCAAGTCCAGCAATTCCATGGGAATGACGGTATCTTCGTCAGACTTCGGAAACTCACCCAAGACGCGGATGCGGTAGGCATTGGACTCCTCACCATAACGCGCCTTCATCTCTTCGATGTACGCCTCTGACACCCTGGGCGAGTCGGCGCAAGACACCTTCATCGTCACCCAATCCCCCGCCAATCGGTTATGGGTGTCGTAGAAGAATCCGCTGGAACGCACCGGATTGCCCAGCAACAGCGTCACAGCGTTGTGGCCGGACATTGAGCCGGATGCCGCCTCAAACACCTTCTCAGGTATACCGGAAGCCTCATCCCCCACCAGCATCACATGATCGCTGTGAACCCCTTGCAAGGCTTCGGGCTGCTCTGCCCTCGATGTTCTGGCCGAGATGAACGCCTCCTCATTCGCGCCAATCACCTCAATACGGTCTTGCTTCACATCCAATTGCTCGGCCAGCATGGGCGGCAACACCTTCACCCAACGCTTGACCTCGGCAAATAAGGCATCGTAGAGCTGTGAACTGGTCGGTGCTGTGACCACCACCTTGACCGGAAATCTTAGGAACAGATACCAAATCATCGCCCAGCTCGCAGCGGTGGACTTGCCAACGCCATGTCCTGATCTCACCGAGATACGGCGGTTGCCTGACGCAATGCTGTTCAAGAATTCAATCTGCCACTGGTCAGGCTCAGTGTTCAGCACCTCGCGGACGAATAGGACAGGGTTGTGCTTGTAGAGCTTGACGAATTCGACAAAAGGGTTATTCGCCACCAAATCATTGGAAATTTTTTTCGGGGCAGCCTTCTTTGTGGCAGTGGGGGTAGGGGTGGTGGTCATCGGGTTATGGGATTCGGTAGGTGTTTGGCTGCGTCATCAGCCGCCCCCGCCGCAAACGCGCAAGGGGGGGGCATCGCGCCGCGCCAGGCGCAGGCCGCGCCCACTTTACAGCGAAAAGATATCCACAGGGGTATGCATCGCTAAGTCGTTGATTCATATACTTTCTTACAGATTGCTGACATAATCCATTTAACACGATGTCCATTATGTTAAGTCAAATGTGGATAACCACGCCTGATTTGCTCAATCAGTAGGCAGATTTGCGTTATCCACAGGCCAGTGTGTTCAATCATCGCGTTTTTCTGTGGATAAGTCCTCGAGCACCTCGGTATGGCGCAGTGCCGCCATGCGTAGGTCTTGGACATTGATGTTGATTTGCGCGGCTTTTTGTAAGCCATAAGTCTTCTGATCCCACCGTTCAGCCAGCCACTGGCGCGTTCGGATGCGCTGGACATCGCGCTGCGCGTGATCGACATCCATGCCGTCCGC